CCCAATACGGCTGTCCTGCCAGGTACTCCACATGGTATCTGGCATCAGTCAGCTGCTTGGCCAGCTCCATCGGAGCGACATCGACGATATTCGACAACTCGTACACCAGTTCGACTGTGGTTTTATAGCACTTCTGCGAAGTGGCACCGATAGGCGAATAGTTATGGCCGATAAAATCGGCTATGGCTTTTTGCCGTTCGGCTTGTTTTTTCTTCTGTTCATCTTCCTCTGAATTCTGAGCATTATCATTGTATGCCCGAAAACCTATTTTCCTATGATTGTTCATAATCACTGCCCTCCTCCTTTTTTAAATAATTAGTAAGGAACTTGTTAAATCGCACCAGTTCCTCATAGCCTATATCATTAATCTCACCATCACAGTTGCGTGCATACAATTGATATCTCACCGATTTGGTTCCTCCACTACCTGTATCCACAGTCTTGGTGATAAAGAATTCATCATTCATGCCTCACCTCCTTTCTGTTCCAGCATATTCGCCTTCTCACTAAATTGAAAAATGGAACGTACCTTGCAAATATCGAGAAAGAATACCGTGTCCGGGCATCCGCCACTTATGACATGGGCCTCGATACGTATGGTACAATCACGTCCCAAAGGGGTAGCAGTACATTTCATGCGCTTCAAGTTCGGGTGTTCAGCATTAATGCGGTTGACCGTATCGCCTATTTCATGCTTGAGTGCATCCAGGGAAAGTTCATCCTTGATAAGAACGTTTTTATACTTCTCTACATAATCAATAACCTTTTTCCATGCCCGGTTCTTGGGGGAATAGGTCTGCAGATGGTAAACAAAGAACATCATGCTTTGCCTCCTTTCTCATTAAAGGTGATGTTGACTGTCCCACCATTGACATAGATGGAAATGGATTTGTCGCTACGTGCTGCACGGATACGTTTACGTCCTGCGCACAGTTCAACACCCAGCTGGGCAAACAGTTCTTGAACCTTCTCTGCGGATACATAGCGTCCGCGAGCGCTTTGAGATTGTTTTGTCATAATGAAGAGCATTTAAAATAAAACAATATGTTATTAAAGACGGGAAAGGGAACTTTCTCCAAAAAACTGGAAAACTTATAAACAAAGAAAGTTCCGCTTTCCCGTTGCTCTTCACCTTGACAAGGCAGTGGGTGCATTAACACTCCACACGGGGGTCGGAACTATAGAATACCATTGGGCATAAAAAATGCCAACGGCAAAAGTTGGCGAACAGTCTCGCCTTGTCAAAATGAAGAGCACTGCAAAGATGCAGGTTTATTTTGAAATGGCAAAAGAAAAACGGAGATTTTTTTGTTTGCTGTATAATCGAAAACTTTTTATTAATACTTCTACAATCATTTGCTTTAATGAAGTAGATAATGAAGATACTCCAGCTTGTGAATAGAGTAAGTTTTAGATTGTTATTACCTTGTTGAAATTTATGGAACTTTTTTCTGGAACAATACAATTATCAGAGAATATCATATACTCTTGCCCTTTTCCAACTGTAGCCGCACTATAATTTAGAGAATATTCGTACATTCGGAATTTTAAATAAAGGTCAAGAATAAAATCTTCTTTATCATAAGTTACCACCCACTTTATATTTTCTAATCCTGCGATTGCATTATAAATATCTCTATGGTCTTGGTCATCATAATAATTCATATAGAGACCCTTACCTTTTTTGTAGTAAGGTGGATCAAAGTAAAACAAGGAATTATTTGGTAGATTACTCTGTAGATTATGAATTAACTCTACTGCATCTAAATTATGCAATTCAATTTTGTCTTTATATAAAGCTATTAATTTAATACGTTTTTTCAAATCATCAGAATTATAACGAGCATCAATTAAATAATTCCCAGTTTGATTAAGCCCACCGATAACTCCCCCTTTTATAATACCGGAACGATTTGTCCTATTTAAAAAGAAAGTCGAAAATCCTAAAGATAATAGTTCGGCATTAGTTTTGTTTTTTTGAATTTCTCTTTGTTCATACCAAGTATCAATCGTGATAGGAGTATTTTCTATTAGCTGGCAGAATTCATCTGTATAATTTAAAATAGAATACCAAAAAGCAAATAATGAGCGATCTTTATCATTTATAATAATTTGATTGGCAACCCCGTTAATTAACAAAGAAAGAGCTATGGAACCTCCGCCAACATAGGGTTCTATATAGGTTCCCCCTATTAAATTATTTGCAACAAATAATTCAGAAAAGAAAGAAGATATCTTTCCTTTTCCTCCAGGGTATCTAAGTGGCGAGTAACGCATCATATAATTATTCTGATTCTATTTGAGACCACAAAGTTACCATAAAATCCTGAATATTATCCCAAGTTGTTTGAATATCTATTGGCACAGGGGAAAGTTTGTTACTATGTACATAAGCATTCATTGTATCCACTCCCCAAATAGAATTACGTTCTTTGGTTAATAATTTTACAGCTTTTAATATTGTTTCATCTGCAATTTTCTCTTTATATAAGTATTGACTAGCATCATTAACCTTCTGATACAAACTTCTTGAAGAATTGGAAGCCGAAATTTCTCCTTCTTTAAGTAATCCTTTTTTTTCAATGAAAGTATCTACACTTAATTCTAAAAAAACTCTCAAAGTGACAGCTGCACAATTAACAAAACTTCGAACATCTATTTTTTTCAATTCATCATAAATTTTATTTGCTTTTGGATTGGAAATCCTAATAATACAATTTATGGGGCATAGAACGAAGCGGTTTTTTCAATGGTCGGGAAAAATGGGCGAAAGGTTTTGAAAACCAAAGGGTTTAGGCATGATCGGGAAAATGGGCTGAATATTTCGAAGCGGTTTTTCTCTTTACATGGCTTACATCTGCTTTACGTTTGAGGGGCTTTTCTTCGGATATTCGGGGGATTGCTTTACATCGGGCTTGCAGATGGGGCTAAAACGGCCTGGAAGGGTTTTATTTTCGGCTGTGTGGCCGTTTTATGGCTGGGTTGATGGATTTTGTTATATGATGGTGTGAACGGCTGTGTGGCCGTTTTTTTGTGCCTATTTTTAAAGATGTTGCCTTAAAATTCTTCCAAATAAGTATTATTTGGTATATTTGCAGCATAATAGAAACGAATATGGCAAAAGTGATTCATGTGCATTTGCTGCATAAAATAGACGGGACGAAGCAGAAAGATTGGTATTTCAGCAGTATATCGGCTGTTTATACGGTTCTGACGGCAGATCAGGTGGGGGCAACCAAGAATTACCTGCTTCATGCCGGGCTGTCTGGTAACGGCACAATATGCACGAAAAAGGCTATAATTAAGCAATCTACGCTCATCTCGGGTGGTAGTAAGGGAATGGTTAGAACGATATAATAGCGCCGTTAGAAAGGCTTGTAGGCGTTATTTCTTTGAATGCTGATTGGGGAGCTTATGGCTCCCTTTTTTTATGCCCCTACGGTTGGTTTTATTTGGTTAGGGGTTACTATTGGGGTTACTGTTAGGGGTTACTACTTCTTTAAGTTAGGGGTTACTTTAGGGGTTACTTTTTCAGTTCTCAGAGGGTACGCCCGAAATAGGAAACTATGTTATAAATGAAAGCAAGTGCCGTTTTTCTCTGTTTTCAGAGAGGAAAAACGACACTTGTTTGTGTGATATACCTTATTATAATAAAATAAATCCTTTGATTTACAGTGTATTTACGAGTTTGCTTCAGGTAAATTCCTTCAAAAGTGTGTGCGTGCGTCCTTTTTTAGCCTTCTGTAGGAGGCATGCGTGTACCACTTAGAAGAACTTGCTGATGCTTCCAATGACTTCAAAGACAGTCATGATGCGTGATTTGTCGAATTCCTGCTCATCGTAGTCCTCTGTATTAATGGGAATGAAGCGCAACTTGCTTGGATCCGGCGACCTGCGCAGGATTTTGATGGTACGGATGGTGTCCAATACCACTGCATAGATTTCTCCATACTGGATGTCGTTGAGTGTGCATTGTCGCAGGGCGATGATGTCGCCATGGTTTATTTTGGGCTCCATGGAGTGGCCGGTGACATTGCACCAGAGGCTGGCTTTTTCGAATCCCCTTATTACGATGTTGGTGGCGGGTATGTTTACCTGAGAGTTGAACACCTCATCGAATCCCCCAATAAAGTCCACATCGTAGTATGGTGTGCCGACAGATGGGTTCATGGATGTGGTAGGCATGAACGAAGGATTGGCTTCGTCTATTGTTTTAATGCCGTTCAAATCATCTTTCAACATGCTTCCTGCACCAGTAAGCAACCATCCTGTTGAATATCGGGGATAATTTTCAACTATTATACTAAGCCATTTGGCTTGAATGTCGGTCCCGTTATTGATTGCTCTTGAAAGCACGCCTTTACTTGCGCCAATAGTTCTTTCCATGGCGCCAATAGTTATCCCCTCATTGGAGGCTATTTCTTGTATTCTTGATAAAATATTGCCCATAATTGAAAATTATCCCCGTTTTTATTTCGATGGTTGAAAATTATCACTATATTTGCAGCGTGTTTAAGATGTAAACAGCGCGCCAAATATACAAAAAAGGCGTGTGATTAGCGAATTTTAAGGATTAAAGAAAATGAAA